GCTTCACGCTTTGAAGACAGCCATTCGACAGCCATCTTAGCGTTTTCAGTGCTACCACTGACCATATTATTATAGAGTTCTAGCTCTTTGACATCGAGTGATGCCTTAGCCCAATCGGTCAGTTCTTCATAACCTTCCTTACCTCCAACAGTCGCCATAACTTCATTAGCGTCTGCAGTCTGTGAGGATTGCATTCCTTTAATATAAGTCTCCACCATTTCTTTTGGATAACCCATGCCTTCAAGTTCCGTAAAACTATCTGCAGTCAATTCACCTGCCTCAGCATATTCATCGGCAAACTTGGTAAATGAAACAGGTTCACTCTGTGGTGTCTCTGTTTCAGCTGCTTGCTCATTTGGAGCAGACATCTTCTTCTCAAGTTCACTATATGACTTTGCCATGTCCTCAGCTGAATTAAACTTTTCTGGCAACCACTCAGGTCGTTCAGATGGGTTATCCTCAGCAACAGGTGCAGTTGGGCCAGTATCTTCTTCTGTTATTGTGATGCTCTCTGCCATTTAGAAATCTTCCCTTTTAGTTGGGAATGGATTTCCTTTGAGTATGGAAGGTGCAGCCAGTGGCTTTTTGTCAGGCTCTACGGATGGTTCATCCTTCGCCTTGTTGTCTTTGGTTTTCGACATAAGAATTTCCTAATGCTTTTACGCCCTCTTGAACGGCTGATGGCCCAGCTTGCATAGCCATAGCTTGCAGCTGCGCTTGCTGTTGTTCTTGAGCGATTTGTTCTTGTGATTTGATTAAACCATCAGTCTCGATACCGAGAGCTGTGGCTCTTCTTTTGATATAATCTTGTAGGTTTACATATTGCTGTAATACTTCTGGCCCTAGTGCTTGTGACATTCCCTGGATAAACATATCGAGTTTACGCAAGTCATGCCCACGTCCAAGTGCTTCCATACCAGTAACGATTGTTGGTTTCACAATACTGTCTGGTAATTTTGGTAGCTTCTTAGCTTTGGTCAGTACGTCTATTTTACGGTTCACATATGGTAACTGGAACTCTTGAGATAAAATTGAATATATCCCAGACAGAGTATCCTCTAGTTCACCAGCGAGATACCTAATTTCTTCTGCGGTTACCCGCTCACCATTACGCTGAACAGATGACTGAAGCATGAATTGTTGGGAAAGACGTTCCTCAATACCGCCCATAGCTTGGTAGGCCACACGGAAATCGTTGAATTTTTCCATCTGCAATACAGATACGTCATTACTATTACCCTCGATAATTGCTGTATTTTCAGCTTGAGCGATTGTTCGCATCCGAGTTGTACCGTTAGGATTAACCATGAAGAGAACCTTTGCAGCTGCGGCTGCGCCCTCAACGATAGCTTGTGATAATCCCTCAAGTGAGCGTAAGTCGCCAAGTAGTTCTTCAACAAACCCACGACCATAATCTTCACCATCAATGCGTGAGAAGCGTAAAGGTAAGAAAGGAACATTGTCCTTCTTATATTTACCCTTAGACCCAGAAACGACTGAGCCTTTGCATTCTTGATAGACGGTAAAGAACTGATTCTTGCGTTCAATATGAGTGTAGACCTCAACGGTCTTCTCATCGCCTTCGAGTTTTCCAGAGATATTAGCAGCAGTCGCTTTGTCCAATGCGTTAGGTGAGACATGCTCTACAATAACAATTTCTAAGACATCACCATTTGGTGAGCGAGATACAACATAACTATCTAAATGTACTACTCGTGTTTTGTCAGCTCCAACTTGCAAAAGCACGTTGCCACCAACGATTAAGTGTTTGAGTGCTTCATGCACCGCAACTCTGTCGCCAGATGTTTCAATCTCAGACATGACCGCCCGTTCATATTCACCTAGCTGTTGCTCTATTTGTGTACGAGCAGCATCATCTTGAGCCAAATCTTTAAGGGTATAAGGCTCAACCATGAATCTAAAGAATGGTGAGTTGGGTGGCATGAGAGCCAGTGACAATTTGGATGCTAAATTATTTACCCCTCTCGCACCTATGCCCTGAAACGGAGTATATAAATCACTTGTTTCATTGTGGACATCAGGTGGAATGAGAGATGGTATTGTTAGTTCCGAGCAGTCTCTGGCTCTATCTAAGTAAGATTGTCTTGTCTGTTCGAGTTGTCGGTAACGAGCTTCTGCTGTTCCTATACTCATTTAATTCTCACTTGTTAATTTGTAGACCAGTGTTCTTATCTATGTTTGATAAAGTAGGGTCTAAGTCTACTCTTAGTTGTGATGTACCAGCGGCCTTATCAGCTACTGCACCTTTTTCTGCTGCATCACCACTCTCAGGTGTTGATGGGTCATACATATTTGTCATGACAGGATTTGGCGCAGGTGGTGCGGCGGGCGGTGGGGCTGGTGGTGGCGGGTCGGATTTTCCTCCTCCAAAGCACATGATATTATTCTCCTAATGATGAAGCCAATTGGTCTTCATGGATTGTATTTAAAAAATCGATAATTGAGCGTTGTCCTCCACGCCACATAAGTTCTTGATAGTTTTCATCAAGACTTGGACTTTTATCTGGGAAGCGTTTGTTCAATTCATCTATTAGTTCATTCGAAACGTGTGGAAACATATGTATTCCTCTTTAGTGCAACTAACAAAACTTGCCCCATATAGGGACAAGCTAAGTAGTTTATTATTATTCACAGCTCTTTTGACCTGTATCTGGGTCAATAAAACAAGCCTCTGCGTTAGGTTTTTCTTTAGATGGAACTTCATTCAAAATTCCGTATCTCTTTCCAGCTGCACGAAAGGTCGTTATGCCTTTGCATCCAGCTTTCCATGCATCCGAGTATAGCTCTTTGAATTCATCATAAGTTACATTATCTCCAACATTACATGTCTTTGAGACTGCAGCATCTGCATATTGTGAAGTCAAAGCGAGTACCGCAAGGTGGTCTTGTGCTGAGATTTGATTGGCAGTACGCCCATGCACACCGTGTCGATACGCATAATCTTCTACTCGTTCAACTTGGTGACCATCAAATTGTTGGATAGTCCTATCAAAGAAGAGAGCAAAAGGTGGTTCAATTCCACTACTCACATTGTCAGCAGTCAGCGATATAGTCCCTGTTGGTGCAATAGATGTGAGGTGTGAGTTTCTGATACCATTGGTTTTAATCTTATCTTTGACCCAATCTGGTAAAGTTTGGACAAATCTACTCTTCATGTATTTCTCTTCATCATAGAGAGGGAATGCGCCCTTCTCTGCTGCCAAGTCTGTACTTGCAGAATAAGTGTAATCTCTCAGTGTTGATAAGATAGCATCGGTAAATTCCATAAACTCTTCTGATGCATAGGGTTTGCCACACATTTCAGCTGCGTTTGCTAAACCTGTAATACCTAAACCCATACGGCGTTTGTTCTCTGCTTCTACCTTTTGTGCTTCAAGCGGGTAGATTGCCCTATCAACAACATTGTCCATAGCTCGAACTACAGTACCAATATCACTGATATAGAGGTCAAAGTTAAATTCACCTTCACTTACATATTTTGTAAGATTGAATGACCCAAGTAGACATGCACCATAAGGTGGTAAAGGGACTTCGCCACATGGGTTGGTGCTTTCTATCTTCTCACAATAATACAAATTATTCATATTATTAATGGTATCTATGAACAGCACACCAGGCTCTGCCCAGTCCCAAGTTGACCTCATAATCATATCCCAAAGGGCTACAGGGTCTACTTCACGATATACTTTTCCATCAAACTTTAAGGGGAAAGGCTTGTTTTGCTCAAGGCATTCCATGAATTCATCAGTCACACCTACAGAAATATTGAAGCCACCAAGTGTACTACCATCATTCTTAGCTGTTATGAATTGTTCAATGTCTGGGTGGTCAATTCTAAGGACACCCATCTGTGCGCCACGCCTGTGACCACTACTTGCAATGGTCTGACAGACAGCATCAAATATTTTCATAAATGAAACTGCACCAGATGCTTGACTTTCAAGGGATTTGATACGGTCACCTCGTGGACGCAAGCGGCTGAAATCGTATCCGATGCCACCGCCACGGCGCATTGTTTCAGCAGCTTCAGTGGCTCGCTGCATGATGCAGTCCATACTGTCATCAATAGTGCCAGACACAAAGCAATTATACGCCGTGGTTTGACGTGCTGCACCCATCGCATTTTGCACACGACCTGCAGGTAGAAATCGCATGTATCGCATGGCATCTTTAAAGTCTTCAAAATGCCCTGCATCATCCTTGAGAGCGTCTGCAATACGCACAACTTTTGAGTAAAAATCTTCGCCTGTTTGGCGGTATTTAACTTTATCAATTTCTTCTGAGATAGGCATTGATGGGCCATAAGGTTGGTTGTGATTTATGTTCATCTTTTATCACCATTGCCTTTCAGTTTACCTCGTTGTTTTCGGGATTGGAGTTTGGCAATATTTTCAGAGGCCAATTCTGATAATGGCTTGTTATGAATGCGGGCCAATTCTGAAATGAACCAGAGAACATCTCCACATTCTGCTAAGATGTCATCCATTGGATAGGGTCTATCTGAGCGATAATATTTGGCAATATGTCCTGCAACTTCACCTGCTTCTGCAGCAAGTCCAAGGCTTAAATACTCAAGCGCAGTCTTCTTTGAGTATATTGCAGTAGTCTCTGCAGCCTTTTG